TATTCACTGTTTTCCATCTCCACCTTATTTCTAAATACTGGATCCGCTGCATTGTAGTTTGTTGCAAATACCACCACACCCGGTGCGCCACTAGTCACAAAATCCGTGATAAGTGGTCGAAACTCGAAAATCATTCCATGGATACGATACTGCTGATAATTCTTAGCAACCGTTGATAGCCATGGAAATGTTCTGTTGTCACCTGGGTTTAGTGCGAAAGGGCGGTTAGTGAACCCGACAGTTCCATCGATGTCACCGAGATATTCCCGGTGACAGACGATGTTTGTGCGTTCACCGGCAGAAAACTTTGGAATTTGTCTATCATTTGTGAGGACATTATACGATGGTGCTTGTCCAACCATCTGATAGTCCCCACTCCCGAAAATCTGGCCAATTCCTGATCCTAGCCATTTACCGACACCTTTTAGATATGGCATTTGGAATACGCTTCCAAGGGCTCCTCCGGCTATGGCGCCGGCGTCCGCGAAGGGAGTTGCTTTCCTCGCCTTCGACTTTTGTTGTTGTTGTTTGTTCTTATTCTTGTTTCTCATTGTATGGGATGCCCAATGAGCGTGGGGACTGTACATCGTTGTTTACCTTTAAGGGGGATCCGTGCAGTCTCTTGGCATTCTGATTAGCACTAAAGTAAATAGTTTTGGTCCATTACAAACAACAACCCCATGACCTAGCTGGCCAGCAGTACAAGGGTCTTCACCCGCCACGGTGCGTGGACTTACAAGTTGATTGGGAGCGTGCAGAACAATGGTTGGTTCTTGTCTGCACTCAACTCGTATGCATTGAAGTAGTTCTCACAGGCTATTTGACTCATGGGGGAAATTCCAAAAGCCAGCCAAAATGAGTATCTTGCTATCGGTGGTAGTTCTTTCTTAAAACTTCTGGTCTGTCCTTCAGAGAGCCATTTCAATCCAGATTCCATTGAAGGATCGGATAGAGGTTTGACTCCCTGTGACTTATTAACGAAGTTCTGATAAAAGTTTTGCCATACTGGTATACCTCCTGTTAGAGATATCCCGCCCTTGCCGACTGCACACATCCACCTCTTTACCAACTTTTCAGTTGGCAACGGTTTGACGACCATGCAGTCTTTGGCAATGGCTTTTCTCGGATCACGCACCATGATCCAAATTCTACCGTCGAACACGGGCTGAGTACTACAGAATGAGATTTGTTCGAAGACGTCAACGGGCTCTTCTATCACCATATTAAATCCAAAATCCAGGAAAAATTGGTGAAATCCATCCATGAAGTGGGCTAAGTCTTTTCGTTCCATAATGATGACCGTATCGTCACCATTGTTCGCTACTCTGACCTTAACTTTCTTCACTCGTATGTACTCAGCAAACATGCTAGTTGCGATCGTGATGTTGCCAAGTCCGGTGTTTGGTACCCCAGATTCTCGGTTTCGATCTAATCTATACCTAACCTGCCCATCTTGCGATGTGGCTGTGGCTGTTATAAATCGTTGACATTTCATTAACTCCTTGAAATGTTTGTCACCGGGGTAATAGTCCTCATATATGCTTGATTCATAAATCAATGCATCATGAGAGACATGTAAATCGAACTTGCTTGCATCACATCCTACACAAATTGGGTCATTAAATTCTAACCAATGTTTGCGTAGGATACTAGCTTGCTTTTCGGCGTTGTATCCCTTAAATACAACTTCGTAACCGAAAACCTTGTCAATGCCTTTATAAATGTGTTTCTCGATAGGCTTTATATACCTACCTGTCTCAACGATGCCCGGGGTTGATGGAGGTGAAATCAACCTGGGTACTGTATCATCTAATTTGCCATTCTTCAATTGAACTTTCTCAATTTTCAGAAATGCTTTGATGCGCATCATCCTCTTATTGAATCCTTGATTTTCCAATGTTAATGCCGCCTGTCTGTACGGTTCTTTTCTGCGATCCTGGTATAGCTTGGCATAAGCCATAGCTTTCATCGGGGTGGCGAAGTAACTGTACTTTCGGAGGCTTTTCCGAAACCATTGTAATCTATCAAAAATTCTAAAAAGGGGTGCGGGAGGTAGTGT